ATTCCCATCACCCACTTGCAGGTCCGCTATTGAAGCGAATCGTTGTCCTGCTTGTACCACGACTCCCATTAAAGCTAGTAAGGTTTGAGAGGGTTCTTTAAATGGAAGCAGCATAAATGCATCTCTTAAATTTCCGCCAGGTGCATCCACGTCCCTGAATTCTCCTGGTTGTATGGATTGTGCTTCGTCCCTCATTTTAATTCCGCGCATTTTAAATCCTGCAGGTAAGTTTGCTAATGTTCCAGCATCGAGCAGCTGGCGCAAAGCAGCGGTTGCCGTTCGTGACAGTCCGCCAATCATGTGAATTAAGCCAAAGCCGTAAAAGCCCAAGCCCGGTAAAAATTTAAAGTGAACGAAATATTGAATCTTTTCTTTTTTAGGATCTCCGATTTCAAAGTTTCTTCGAATCGATAGTACTTTTCTTGTGCCTTCTTCCAAAGTCACAATGTACGGTAATTTAATTCCAGTGAAATCTCCGCTTTGAGGATTAACGTCTTCAAATCCTTCCAAGTCCAAATTAACGTGACATTCTAAAAGCGTGTATACTTTTTCATCACGACCTTTAGATACTCCTTCAAGCATTCTTTCTTTTTTCTCAACTTCTGTTTCCATCAAGTAGCCTGGACTCAATTCAATATCTCGATAGAATCCTCCGACTTGTTGTTTTCTTAATTCATTTTCGGACATACGAACCATGTGGATAACCGATTCCGCATCGTCTAATGAGGTAGCCGTATACGGAACCACAAGGTCATCTGCCGGTACGAACTTTGATACTGCTCGTCCCATCAATTCGTCATAATAAACTTTCTTGAATGCTGATCCTGCTAAAGGCAGGTAAAATAACATCTGATCAAATTCAGCTTCGTATTCTTTCATTTGGTCCATGATCTGGTAATTCATGTAATCTTTAACGCGTAGCGCCTGTTGTTCTTTTGGTGGTGTTGGCATTCCAATAATTTGTGTTCTTACAGGACCGCCTGACGGTAATAATTCTTTATAAGCCAAGGATTGAAATTGAGTAACCGCTTCTGCAAGTACAGGATGCGTGGCACCCGATGCACCTTTAAAAGGCTCGGTTCGGTCGTCGTACTTGAAACCTAAAAGATCTAAGCCACTGGTATAAGCACGTTCCCAATCCGCTCTTGAAGATTTGTAATCTTGATAATCGGTATGAAGTCTCGAGCCTAAAGGATCAAGAACATCGTCTGGAAGCAAATCCGCCAAATTAGTGAAATGACCGGTATCTTGTCCAGGATTTACTGTACTTGGATCAAACGTAATATCTGCGCTACCATCATCATTTCTTTGAATGTCCACCGGTTGCATCATCTGTTCAGCAGTTTGCTGTTGCTGCTGAAGTTGAACTTCCTTGGGATTAGGTAGTTTTATGGTTTGCTGTACGTTGGGTAGACTTTTGTCTGTTGGCATTAATTTTCTCCGTTATTGTTCTAACTGTTTTATCCTCAATATTCAAGGTCATTAGTCTAAATCATCGATATCTGGAAGATAGTCGTCATAATCGCCTTCACCATATTTGCTTGCAGAATAATCCACTTGCGTACTTGTATCTTCTTCTAATTTTTGTCTATATTCTTGTTTCTTTTTAGCCTTCACTTTGTCCTTATGAGTTAATTTTTTCTTCGTTGCAAATTGCTTAAGCTTACTGGTATCTGTCGTTAAATCATCAACATTACCGACAACATTGTCTAAATCCCAAACAACTTCAGCATCGTCAGGGCCCGTCGCTACATACTTAGGTTCTGATTCTACAGCTTCAAATTCTGGTTTTGTTTTTTTACCGGCATATTTACCTTCTTCAATTACTTCACCTGCTCTATATTCTAAATGAACAGTGCTCAAGTCATTCGATGCACGAGGGTGAGCAGGTCCATACTCTATTCTAACATTTCCTGTATTCATATCCTGGTACACTGTGACTTCTTCTCCCTTACTAATTTTTTTAGTGTGAACAATTTCCCGTTCAACCGTTCCCAGCTTACCGGTAACATTTTTTCCTTCACTAGTAACTCTGTTTATCAACGGAATGAACCAGTCGGGCATGCCTTTAGTGCCTTGAATAATATGGTCACCAGCTTTGATGGTTGTAACTCCTTTAGAACCTTTTACTATTTTTAATAATCCTGTTCCTATTGTAGCAGTACCAATACCTAGGGCAGCGAGTAATTTCATAAAGGCTCTTTTACCTTTATCCACGCTTCCTCCTTTTGAAAAAGGAACTCCTGGATCAATATTTCCTCGATTCACATCGTGACTACCATAGTAATCCATTAAATTTTTACGACCATATCTACCTGCCAGTTCTACTGGAGACAATCCAGGTTTATCAGGTAATATAAAATCTTTTTCCAATCCTAATCTTTCAATGATTGGATCGGTTTGCCATCTGCCTCTTGATCGTTCTAAATTTTGTTTCATAAAGTGACCGGCAACTGTATCTGGAAGATCGACATCTTCTCTTTTAACAACACTCCAGGCATCTTTTTGTCTTGTTGCACCTTCGACTCCAATGTCTTTTTGAAGAGCTTCATAACCTGAGTGCATTGCATCAGGAGTGTCATAACCTATGTAATTATCTTGAATACTTTGAAGTTGTTCATTGATGCTCTGTAACTGTCCTGTCATTCGATCTTTTACATCTTGGCCATAAGTTCCTGTAGTTTTAAATCCTTCTAACCTTTTCTCTAAATCATTCTTTTGCCACTGCAATTGAAAATGATTCATAGTGTCATCATAGTGTTTCATGTACTTATAGGCTTCAGGGTTTCTTTCCTGCATCTGTTCTAATTCCGTTTTACCCCAGCCGAACAATCCAAAAGTCGTTGACTGTTTCGCGCCTTCAATGTCGCCTCGCACTAAACTTGGAAGAGCAAAAGCAAATTCAAGTGGAACGTCAATTAAGCCAAACCATTTACCTGCCCATTTGCCTACTCCTTTAAGTTTATTCACAGCTTGTGCAGAACCTTTGCCACCGCTTTTAGCGAGTTTTACTTCGTTATCGATTGCGTTTTGCATACATTTTGCATAACTGCCTCCTACATCGAACTTTTTACAACTTCCACCTATTCCCGCTTTTTTAGCTTGTTCAAAAATGCCATTTTGGAAACTGTTGAATGTCTTTTTAACTTCAGGAATATTTTTATAAGCAGCTATTCTTGTTTTTAAAGTTTTTTGCGGAGCCAATGCTTTAAAATCTAAATTCCCTGATTTAGTAACCTTATATTCAAGTTCTCCAGGAATACGTTTTTCCACGAGTTCATTAAGTTCTCCAACAATTTTAGCTTTAGCATCTAAAGTTTTTGCGTCATTAAATTTCTTGATCAATTTAGTACGGGGTAAAGAAAGAGTCTCTCTTCCTAATATTTTATTTTGTTCTACAGTTCTAGCCATAAATGTATTTAATGTCTTTCGCGAAAAGGCTGCTTTATTGGGGCCAGTATAATTAGCCGCTTCTGCTAATCCAGCTACATGATCCATTGTATAGCGTAATTCTATAGGAAGCTTATTCACATCTATTCCCAGCATCTTTGCAACTTTTACATTTTCATTTTTCATTTGTCGTAAAAGTAGTGTGTCATCTAAACCCGCATTCTTCGCCACAACTCTTAAATTTTCTCGCCATCCACTTGCACCAAGAGAAACTTTACGAGTATATTTTTTTAATAACTCAGGAAAATGTTCTTTTAAACTTGAATAAATTCTAGCTGGGTCTCCTTTTTGAATTTCACTAATTAAATGAATAACATTTGGATCAAATTTATTAATTTTAGCGATCTCAAGATGTCTTGCAGCGCCTGCCGCCTTTCCAGGAGTCTTCAGACCTTTATATTTTTCTTTAGTTGTTTTTAATGTTTTACTCGCTACTACCCATTCTAAATAAGCTTTTACTTGTTTATTAAATGTGGAATTTTTTAATTTTTCTTTATAAAAGAATTTTTTAAAAAAAGAATCACTTGTTTTATCTCTTGGTGATATAAGTTCCGATATTTCCAATTCTCTCGCCCACGGTAGACCTGTTTTAGTTGAAGGATGAAATTCTAACTCGGTAATTTTGTGAGGTTTATATAAAGAAGGATTTTTCTTAAGCTCTGCAGCCCAAGACCGAGCAAAATCTTTTTCAAAATTTGAAATTTCTTTAGCTGCATAATTATTAACATTCTTTTTTAACCAAGTTTTAGTCCACTTATTAATATTATCATATGCTTTATTAACTTCTTGTGTTCGCAATGCCTCATATTTTTTAAAACCTTTGATTCGCTCTTCTTTTCCTTTTTCTAAAAATTTAAGTGCATCTGATTTCTTTTTAAACGCATAAACTTGTTTTTTGTCGCTACCAGGAGGTCTCTTATAAACGATCCATTCGTTTGTACTTTCTTTATAGTAAAAATGTTTTCCTGGTGGAGAAGTTTTCGCATAATGCGTGACACCCGGTTCTACGAGGCCGCCGGGTTTCATTTGAACTCGACCACCCGTTAGATACTGTCTAGTATTGTAACGAGCGACTTTCTGTACCGAAGGAATGTCATCATCTTGAGGATAATCTTGCCAAGGTGCATGTTGCCAGCCGGGTTTTGGCTTGACGCTAGCCACTTGCTGCTCGTCGCTAGCATACATTTCATTAAATTTATTGATATGTTTGAGGATGTCGATAGCCATTAGACTCCTAAGACGTGTGCCAAGCCGCCTTTAGTATAACTTGCTCTGCCGCCAGTGGCAAAATCTTTTTGTCCATGTTTTTTAGCTTTTTTAGTGCCTTTTGCTTTTCTAATCACTGCTTCAATTTTAGCTAAAGCTGTAGCAGGTAGATCTACTTTTGCTTTTTCTGCAAGTTCTTTAGATACTAAAAGATCATCTCCATATTTCATCTTTAAGTTTTTTTCTGCAAATTCTTGTGCCTCTTTAATTTCTTTTTCCGTCAATTTAAGTTTTTTAACTTTACCCGTTAAAGTTCCTTGTCTCATCGCATACCATTTTGCTAAGTCCTTATCAGGAGTAAAAAAACGCCCTGAAAATTCTTCTGGATACCAGTCGCCTTTAAGAATATTTTTATAATCGGTTTCAAATCCACGCCAAACGTTTTTCTTTTTACCTTTTAATAGTTTAAGTACAGTATCCCATACTAGTTTTCCACCACGATATCCCGGTCGATTCAAGTGCCCTGCGATGCCGCCGGAGGCATAAGGTATATTATGTTTTTCTGCATACGCTTGGCCTGAACCCATTTCAACAGGTTTACTCATTCTTGGATCGCCCATAAGCTGAATATTTTCTTGATAGGATCTAGCCATTCTTGGATCGATTCCTCTAGCTTGCATTTCTGTCAGTCTCTCAGCTTCCCTTCTGTTCTTTGTAAAATTATAAGTATCTATGTCTTCTTGTGTAATGACCCTCCCGTCAATTGATGTTCCAGCAGGTGGTACTGGTGGCACCATACCAGGTCCTGCATGCAAACCCATACTTAAATGCTCTTGAGGTGTTGCGTTTCTAGAAGCGTTTTCCCATGCTTCAAATTGTTCTCTTGCTTCTTGTTCAGATAGTCCAGGTACCATTGGTACAGGTCCAACGGGTGGCATAGACGGTTGAACACGTTCAATCCACTCATCTCCTAATGCTCTTTTAACTTCATAACCTTCAGGAGCTGCTTGTCCTGGTTGCCAGCTAATTTCTTCTTGTGCAGTCTGTGTTTCAACAGGTGCTCCTATAATATCTTGTCCACTTTGATAAGCAGCTAGTGCTCCATCCTGAAACTTCGCCCTGCCACCTTCATTCAAGTGCAGTTGTCCTGCGATGCCGCCGGATGCCATATCTTCTGGTTTAATCGGATCACCAAACTCATCATATTGAATGTCTCTTTGAAAAATATGATCGTCTGTTTCTTTTAAAATTCTTTGTGCTTCATCGTTTGATAAATGTTTATAGTTACCTTTTCTGCCAATAACTAAATTGGCTTCTTTCATTGCAGTTACCGGTTCCATGGATTTAAGGTTTTTGATAATGCTGTCAACGTCTTGTTGTACTCTAGGTGTGAAACCTGGAAAAGGTCGATCCTTCCACATCTTTTTAGTTACATCATCATACTTTTTCTTTTCTAAACTTTTAATTCCTTTATCTAAACCCAGACCTTTAAATTCTTGCTTCAGAGCTTGGTCCATCATCGCTTTACGATAATTCATGGCATTTAGTACATCATCCGTCGAAGTCAGATTCTTAGTATTAATGCCCATATCTTTTAGTATTATTTCTATATTCCGAACGTTCGATTGAACGATGGGGTCGTTAGCTTTTAATAGTTGAGCAACACCAGTTTTTCTAGCACTTTTCTTCGCGAATTGTTTTAAAACGAATTGTGTAATTATGCTTGTCGCCATTAATAATAAACCTGTTTGTTTCTAATTATCTTCTCTTGTTTATAGTCTTCTGGATGAGGAATCAATCCCCCCTGTCTGAAGCGCATGACCGCCTGCGTCATGGAATCCACCAAGTCATCATGTTCCCCGTACGGGAATGCAGCACATTCCTCCATAACTTCCTGTGCAAACTCTTTGTGAGTGGGCGCCCATATGGTGCCGCTTTCAAAAAGCGGTGCAACCGAGTTTACTCTTGTATGCTTATCATTTCCTTTGCTCGGTGTAAAGTTAACAACGGGAATTCCCATATTCCGTAATTCATAAGTCAGGGGCAATCCTGAAGCCTTCGCTTCGATAAGAACCGTTTCCGGTTCCCAGTATTTATATTGTTCCAGTGCCTTTCTTCTCAGTTCTGGAAACTCGTAACGACCTTTAAGGGAGTCCACGAGAATAAGATTAGGAGGCTTGTCCTCATTTTCACGGAATACGCCCCACGTAGTAATAGCACTAAAGTCCGCCGTTTCCTTTTTCATG